GCGTAACCGCGCCCATGCCAAAAAGACGAAATAACCACTGGATTTTTGAAGCGGCCTCTTCGCCGAGGTACTCTTCAAAGTCGAACTCAAACCAGTACTGAACCTTGCCGTTATCGCCCTTGCGATAGTTGTCGTTGAGGAACCGACTCAACGCGCCCTCGATCATTCGCGCCTTGGGGCGGATGGTGCCCCGATAGAAGGCGAAAATCTGGAGCTTGTAGTTGTCATACTTAGCGTGCTCTAGTAAGCCGACGGAGACGGGCGGAACGCCGAACGCACCAAGAATTTCCTCGCGCGTCATTCGTCGCAGCGTCGCAAAATCCATATCCTTGGGGGCGATTCCGAGCTGCTGGTATTGAAGACCGCTCGTGAGCACCGCCGTCTTGTGCTGGCGGTCCGCTCCGGCAAACTGCTGATTCCACGCCGTCCGTAGCCTCTTGGCCACCTCCTCATCGAGCGGCTGATCAGTAAAGAGGTAGCCTGCCGGCGTTGCGTAGTTCCGAAAGAATGCCTGATTGTATCGCGTCGTGTACTGATCCTGAACGATGCTGTCAGTCGCCGCGAGAATCGGCCCTTGCCCCCTAAAGTCACTCAACGGGTTGAAATATGCGAAGGGGATAACGTCCTCTGGCCTCATAGGAACTTTCCGGCTGTACTTCTTGTATTGGAAAATGTACTGCTGGACGCCCCTCCCGCCTTTCTCGGGAATAAGCGAGATGCGGTCAGGCCGAATCAAGTAGAGTTCCTTGGGGATCCCACCGCCCCGCGCAACCTCGAAAAACCCCTCACCTGCAAGCTCAAGGTACGTGGCCAGGCCATCGAGGAGTCCATGCCACGTCATGAGATTATTGGGATTCTCGAATAAGGGGATAGCGGGGTGATCGCGGTCCTCTTCCCACCGCGCCTCTTCCGTCTCCGTCGCCGTTGAGGAATCCCGTTTCCAGATACGCCAAGGCAAGCAAGCTAACGCGGAAGAGATAGCTCGAATACAGGCAAACACCCAGACCACCTTTTGGTACGTCGCCGCATATTCCTCATAGGATGAAGGTGCCGGAATCTCTGGGCCATTCGGCAGGTTGGCGATAATCTGCGGGACGGTAACGGATTGCTTCTCAATCACATCTTGTCGCGCCTCTTGCCGAGTCGGTCGTCTACGTATTGGTTTGGTTGCCATTTCCTCCTCCATCAAAACAGGAAGATCGAAGGATTCACGCCGACAGTACCCTCTGCGAAAGCATACATCAACGCGTCAGCGCGGTTCGGCGACTTCACGCCGCGTCTCCGCATTTCCTCCTTGGTCTCCACGTATATCCGCCGGTCCGATTGTATCGTGTATCGAATCGCAACCAGCTCACTCAGCAGCTTAGTGTCACTCGGAATACTGATATTCCCCTCGTGAAACCGCTCCCTCAACTGGAAGTGCGTTTCACTGCGTAACCGGGCAAACCGCTCCTTGTTCATCGGAGACGTCCCGCCGTTATACTCACGCATTAGCGGCTTGGCTTTGGGGTGGGTAGCCAGCCGGTCATAGATCGGACCGCCAAGCCCCGCCACATCAACTTTCACAGCTTCGGGGTCATACTTCTCGATGGCCTCCAGGACTACCGCGTCGAGCAACGCCGTGTCCCTCATCCGCTCTGCGAACAGAATCTCAGCGTATGGTCCACGCCGTACAACCACAACGCTCTCGTCCCCTCCACGTCCAGGGTCAACCCCTAACTCCACCGGCTCATAGGTATGACCGAGCCGCGTGTGGGAAGCCCGCTTGACCCACATATAAGGAAAAACATGGCGTTCCCCGGTGCCAAGGTTGGCGTGCCAGTCCCCCTCCAGATACGCCTTAACCCAATCAGGCGGAAAGACAGCCCGCAGCCCTTCAACGTAGTCGTCGGGGAGGTGAGAATTGTCCTCCGGTAGCGACGGAATGAAAACGTGGTCGGGGAAAGTGTTCTCAACAAACCTGTGCATAACCCAACCCGGCTCAGGATTAGAGGTGAGGAGTCCTTTATACGGAAGTGAGTTTTTGGCTCCAATCTGAAGCCTGAGCCGGGATGAGAGTAAATTGAAACTGTCTTCGGTCACCTCGCTGGCCTCGTCTATTCCGAACCAGCCAAGGGTCATCGACTTCAAGCGGTCCAGCGGTTTATCTGCCTCATTCGACCGCAGCCCCCCGTAGTAGATCCGCGAGCCGTTCACCAGCTCGATCACGCGGTCCGACTTGTTGTGCTTGAGGATACATTCGGGCGGTAGGAACTTCTCCAGCTCCACCATCGTCGTTTTCACAAATGAGGTATTTTCCCACCGGCACAGGTAGCCCCGGTTGCCGGGGAAATCGAGGGATAATTGAATCGCCTCGGCGCAAATCCAAGCGCTTTTTCCGCCGCCCATTGCACCACCGAAAAGCACGTAGCGTTCCGGTGCCATGTGAGCAACTATCTGTTTGGGTTCCGGCTTGTAGACCTCGGAGAAGTCAACTACAAGCACGCCCTCGTCGTCTGCCGTAGGCTCACTATTATCAGCCTCTTGTATCATCCCTTCAGTCCAAGCTCCAATATAAGGGCCCGAAACGGGATGGGCGGCGTTGGATCTTCAAGCGCCCGCCGCACGGCGATACCATCGCTCTTGTTCTCCCGGCGACGTAGACGCATCTCGCGTTTCATGCGTACAAGTCTGTTATTCATAAGCCTCTCCCAAAGGGGGAATTGGGCAGCTAGCACGGGAAGCTATCCCCGCACTCAAGCTGCCCGTTACGACGCGCCGCAGGAGCGACGGGGAGCTGCCCCTGTCCTCCTCTCCCCTGAGAACGAGCGTGGTTGAGATTGTTATCTCGCGCATACTCGCTCTCCCACAGGCGACTCCACCGTGCGCGGAGTCGTCCGTTTCTGAATGACTTTCCTGATATGTGGACGCTTTCCGTCCAGCCACCCGAATCGAAAGATATCCTTGGTCGAAAACCTCCCCAACACACGCCGAGCGAAACAGACGGGGCATCGAGGCGCAAGGTAATTCGTAGCCCGCAACCCCGCAAGCCATTCGTACCCGCACCGACCGCAACGCGCTACCTCGCAGCTCTGTCCGACCAGCTCAATGCCCATCCGATATCTCCCGATGAAGTTCAGACTACCTATCAACCCGCCGCCTACCCTACGTCAAACCAGGGTCAACCTGGCGGCAACCTCGTAGTAACCCCCCGACGCCCGTAGTATACCGTGACGAAAGTAGGGTATCCGCACTTTTTGGGCTTAAATCCTTAGTACTAAGGGGTGGGGTGGGCGTACGGCCCCGAGGAAACTTTTGGTGGGGGTGGATCAGTTGCTAAAAGCAGCGTCGTAAGTCCTTTCATCACTTGAAGATACGGATAGCATCAACTTTCTAAAATAGTGGGGGTTTTTCCCTTTACTATTATAGAATAGGGGGGTATACTTCCGATAGAAAGGTTGGAGACGATGAAAACACTAAAGGAGACAGAGATGGAAACGCAGACGCAGAAGGCCGAGATATCCTACCCCGATCCGAGCGGGTACGACTGCGAGGGGTATGGCCTCTCGACCGGCCTACACAAGCGGCTAGGTGTGAGGCGGGGGTTCCGGCCTGGATTTGACGACCCCATTACCGATGCTGAGCGGCGACTCGGCACAGATGAAGAGCGGAAGGTAGCGGGTAAAAACGCTCGACAGGCGAAATGTGGGCGCACGTACGGGCATGAGTTCGAGGTGTTGTCACACGAGGAGAATCGCTGCGTGCGGTGCGGCTACCTCCAGTTCGTTCTAGACGACTGACCTACAGAGAGCACTAAAGGAGACAGAGATGAAAAAGCAAGAGACCATTGACGCCATCGTACAGGCTGCAAGACCCGCGACGCCGGACATTGTGCCGTCAATCGAACTATCCGGTAGTGATGGCGGGTGGTACGGTCTTATCGGGTTTCCAACTGGCGTCACCTACACAGGCGAGAAGAAGATCGTCGGTTGGGTCTTTCGTCGGAAAGACGACGGCTGCACCTATGGCAAGCGCTACGAGTCAGAGACTGCGGCTCGTGAAGCCTGGGACGCATATGTCTCCCGGCAGGACGGCAAGTTTCGGGCAGACCTCCAGGGAATGACGCTAGACGGGCTGGCCGAGCAAGCCGCGCACTGGCTGAAGACAGCATAGTCCCCCTCGCCCCCGTACGCGGGGGCCTGGGTGTGGAGCAACTTTACGGAGATAGAGATGACCGACGAAGGGAACACAGCAAAGACGACCAAGCCGGTGGGGCCTGCCGAACGTGTTAGGGATGAACTCGAAGCACTTGAACCCGTACGCGAAGCCATCAAAGCGAGGGCGATGCGCTACCAGCCTGACCTCAAAGATGAAGTTGCAGCATCGCTCGGCGTAACTCCAGAAAGCCTCGACCTTCCTTACGAAGAGTGGGCGGCTATCCGAAACAAGTACTTGACCGAACAATACGCCCAATAAAAAGGAAACAAGCGTGTTCGAGATAAAGGTCAACAACGCTCCCCGCTGGCAGGTGACAACCGAGGAACGCGCCGTGAGGCAGATAGGAGAGACTTATAGCTGCCCGCAGAACCTCGCCGACATGCTGAAAAACGGGGACTTGTTCGAGGTAGAAACTGGATATGCACGCTATCGTTGGCGCGTTCCGCTACGGAAAAAGAAATGGAGAAAAGGAAAAGCGAAATGACCGAGCGCGTTCAATACACCTACACCGGAACCGGTAAGACCGGCTGGAGCGCCTGCCCGCTTGACGCGACGATGGTAAAGACAATGACCGACGAGGTTATGAAAGACGACGACGGACCCCCCGAGCCCCTACCGGACGCGAGGAAAGAAACCGGCAACCCCTACCTCCGCCGGATCTACGAAAGAACCCATCAGACCGAAGCCGATCTCATGGATGACGATTGGGCAGAGGGCCACTGGATGGAACGGCGCTCGATGATCAAGGTATACAGCTGGGCTATCCCCAACGACAAGGCCATCACCCTACTCCGCCATTTCAGCCCCCTTATCGAGATCGGTGCCGGCACCGGCTATTGGGCTTGGATGGTTGAGCGAAAAGACGGCGGCAAGGTCTACGCTTACGATACCTGGCACAGTCAATATCCCGCGAGTATGAAGTGGGTGAACGTAAAGCGGGGCGGACCCGCGATGATCAAGCACCGCCGCGACGCTACACTGTTCTTGTGTTGGCCCCCTTACGATACGCCGATGGCGTGGAAGTGCCTCACGAACTATACCGGTGAGTTTTTTCTCTACGAAGGCGAGGGCACTCACGGGTGTACCGGAGATGACGACTTTCACGCCGAGCTTTCGATGAGCTGGAATCTGAAGGACATGATCGCGGTCCCCCGGTGGCCGGGGATCAGCGATACGCTGATGCTCTACAAGAGGATCAAGAAGAGGAGCAAGAAATGACCTTCACGAGACACCCGCTGCCGTTGTTC